GAATACCTGTTCCCAGTTCGCACTGAATACGCCACACCACAACCACAAAGGTGGACTTGATGAGATTGAACGCAGATACAACGCACCCTGATTATGACAAGTACGAAGCACGCTGGGAGTTTTATGTTCGCAGCTATATGGGTGGGCAAGATTACTTTAATGGCGCATACCTCACGCGCTACATATCCGAAACAACAGATGACTATGACCGCAGACTTGATCTGACCCCGCTAGATAACCACTGCAAAAATATAGTCCATATCTACAGCAGCTTCCTTTGGCGTGTGCCGCCTACTAGAGCCTATAACAGCGCAGCCAATAACGTGGCCCTTGATTCTTTCTTAAAAGATGCTGATCTCGATGGCCGCAGCTTTGATGCGTTTATGCGCGAAGCTCAGATTTGGTCTAGCGTGTATGGTCATGTATGGCTAATGATGGATAAGCCTAAGTCTACAGCAGGAACAAAGGCAGAAGAGTTAGAGCAAGACATTAGACCTTATGTAACGATGTTCACGCCTGAGAATGTTCTTGACTGGAATTATGTACGCACCCCTAGTGGTCGCTTTGAGCTTGACTATCTGAAGGTCAGGGAGAGCGTTATTCGTGTTGATGAAACAACCACAGAGACATACTACCGCGTCTGGTATAAAGACCGCGTAGAGCAATGGCACTCAGTTAATGACCTAGATAAGATGATTGAGGTAGATGACAACGTACTGGGTCGCATCCCTGCGGTGTTCTTACCTGCACAAAGATCGATAACCAGAGGCATAGGCATAAGCGACATATCAGATGCCAGCTACATGCAAAGAGCCATTTATCAAGAGCTATCAGAGATCGAGCAGCTAATCCGTATCTCTAACCACCCGACACTGGTTAAATCATACGGAACAGATGCCAGTGCAGGCGCTGGGGCTATTATTAATCTGCCCGATGATATGGACGCACAGTTGAAACCCTATCAGTTGCAGCCTAGCGGTCAGAACCTAGACGCTGTACGAGCATCGATAACCGACAAGGTGGAGTCAATCAACCGCATGAGCCATATGGGTGCTGTGCGCGGTACTGATGCTCAGGTAATGTCTGGCGTTGCTATGCAGACTGAGTTTCAGATGCTTAATGCTAAGTTAGCAGAGAAGGCCGACATACTAGAGCTTGCAGAAGAGCAGTTGTGGCTGTTGTTCTGTGATTGGCAGGATGTAACCCCAGATGTAGAGATATTCTACCCAGACGCATTTGACCTGCGTGACTACGATAAGGAGTTAATGTTCCTACAGCAGTTAAAAGCATCAGGCGTTAGGTCTGTTACTTTAGCTCAGGAGATAGACAAAAAGATTAGTGATCTTGTGCTTGACGATGAGCAGTTGGCTAGAGCGCATTCTGAAATTGAGTCTGGCACACAGGTGCTAGGTCAGTTTAACGAGCAGGTAGTTGAAGAAAGCTAATGCCAGCAGACGTTGATCACGTTGAAGAGCTTAACCAGATAGCTGATGCCCATCAGAGACAGTTAGCCGCAGCACTGGTTACTCTGGAGCAAAGGATTACTGAGTTGCTCGCTACAGCCCCATTGCAGGATGGCAACCTATTCGATTTAGAGTGGGCTATTCAAGCAAGGGCAGAGATACGACAGATAGTTGAAGAAGAGTATCTTGCTGAGGTAGACAGAATAGTCAGGGAGTATACGGCTGTTGCTGCCAGCACCTATGAAATGCTGGGAACATACGGCACCTTCACACAGCTTGATCCTCGCATCATAAGTCAGTTGCAGACCTTGCAGTTTCAAGGCTTTCAAGATATAGGCGCAGAGTATCTGGACGCTATTAGCCGAGAGGTATACAGAAACACCCTGACTGGTGCTAGTTTTGCTGCAAGCGTTCAGGTCATACAGGAAGTAGCAGGCGGCAGGCTTTCACAGTATGCAAAGCAACAGGTACACGACAGCCTTATGCAGTTTGATGCATCGGTTAATACTGCAATAGGCAAAGAATCTGGCGCAACCAAATGGAAGTATGTTGGCCGTTTAATTGCAACGTCGAGACCTTTTTGTCGGGAGCATGAGGGTAAGACGTTTACTGATGAAGAAATCCAAGATTTGTGGTCAGGCAGTTGGGCTGGTAAAGCCGCTGGTGACCCTTTCATCGTTCGCGGTGGCTATAACTGCGGGCATTCATTTAGACCAGTATTTGAAGAGGAATAATCATGCCAAAAGGTAAAGGTACATACGGTAGTAAGGTTGGACGACCAAAGAAGAAGAAGAAACCAAAAAAGTAAATTTATGCTAGACTAACGATTCACCAATACTCTTTAAGAGGCACGCGACATGAGCGATGAAATCATGGAAACAGAAGCAGAGACTGAAACTGCGGCAGTAGAAACTCAGGAAAGCAAGACCTTTACTCAGGATGAACTAGACCGCATTGTTGCGGATCGTGTTGCTAGAGAGCAGCGCAAGTTCGATAAACGACTATCTGGCGTTGACCTTGATGAAGCTAAAGACCTGTTGGCAAAAAAAGAAGCCGCAGAGTTAGAGCGACAGAAAGAGCGCGGGGAGTTCGACAAAGTCCTGAAGCAAACGGTCGAAAAGAAAGACATGGAGATACAGAGTTACAAAAGCAAGTTGCAACAGACGCTAGTAGATGGAGCGATTCTGGGTGCAGCTTCAAACAGTAACGCTGTTAATCCGAATCAAGTCTCTCAGCTACTAAAAGACCAGACCAGACTGTCAGATGACGGCACGGTTGAGGTGCTAGACGCTAACGGAGTGCCGCGTTACAATGACAGCGGTGATTTGTTATCAGTCAATGAGATGGTAGCAGAGTTCTTGACAGTAAACCCACACATGGTCAAAGCGTCACAAGGTGGCACTGGCTCGATGGGTAATGCTGGTGGCTCGACGCAGAAGCCTCAATCTGTGGCAGATATGGTTGCTAACTGGGAAAATGGCGGGAAAGAAGCATTTGCCGCTATGAAGAAAAAGTAACCACCCAAACCACAATTTAATTTTATTTAGAGGCATTTATCATGGCTGCAACAACTTCAACAACTCTCGACGATCTATTTGTTAATATCGTAGCTCAGGCGCGTTTTACCGCAGAAGAGCAATCACTTATGCTGGGTCTTGTTACTCAGTACAACATCCAAGCCCAAGCTGGCAAGACTATTCAGGTTCCTAAGTACCCAGCAATCGCTGCTGCCAACTTAACTGAAGGCACTGACATGACCAGCACCACTGTATCTACTAGCTCAGTTTCTGTAACTGTTGGCGAAGTAGGCGCACAGGTTCTGCTAACTGACATGGCTACCTACGGTGACGGAAACCCTGCTGTTGAGTTAGGTACTGTTCTGGGTAACGCTATCGCTACCAAGATTGACACTGACCTAATCGCTTTGTTTGACGGCTTCTCAGGTTCTATCGGTGCTGCTGGTGCAGAGATTACTGTTGCTGACCTGTTTAAGGCTGCTGCAACTCTACGCGCTAACAAGATTACTGGCACTATCAATGCTGTAGTACATCCTTTCCAAGCGTATCAGCTGAAAGCTAACCTAACTAACACCTTTGCTAACCCCAACGGTGGCGACTTGCAGAACGAAGCAATGCGTAACGGTTATGTAGGTACTATCGCTGGCATTAATGTATATGAATCTGCCAACATCACTGTTGACGGCAATGACGATGCTAAGGGTGCTGTATTTGCTCCTGAAGCTCTGATGATCGCTATGAAGCGTGACTTTAACATTGCTCCACAGCGTGATGAGTCCCTCCGTGCATTTGAGCTTAACGCCACTGCTGTATATGGCGTAGCCGAGCTTGACGATGCATTCGGTGTTGAGATTCTGTCTGACGCTGCACTGTAAGACTGACTGCCCCTTCTTCGGAGGGGGCTTTCTTACGAGGTTTACATGGCTATAACTTATCGCGGTGAAAGGTTCGAAGGCTACAACAAGCCTAAGCGCACCCCCAAGCATGACAGCAAGAGCCACGCTGTACTGGCTAAAGAAGGCGACAAGATAAAGCTAATTAGGTTCGGTCAACAGGGCGCAGACAACAAGCCACCCCGCAAGAACGAATCAGAAGCAGACAAAGCCAAGCGCAGGTCATTTAAGGCAAGGTTTGCAAAAGACATAGCAAGAGGCCGCAAAGATAAGACAGCATCAGCGGCTTACTGGGCAGATAAGGTGAAATGGTAATGGCTTATTCAAGCGATGCAGATTTATTAAAGCTGATTCCCGATATTCTTGATTTTGGTATCGAGTCTTTTGTGTTGGAACACCCCAAAGCACAGGCAGACATACAGCGCGAGCTACGGATTAAGTGGTGGCCCCGCAAGAATATATCTGGTGAGATGGATAATACTAAGCTCACAGCAACGCAGTTCACCACGGTATCGGCTTATTTGGTGCTATGGCGTTATGCGCTGCCGCAGTTAACTAACTGGGTAGATGGTGACCGATTCGGAAACATGATCGACTTTTACAAAGCACGATATGGTGAAGAGCTAGAATCTGTATTGGCAGATGGTGTTGATTATGATGAAGACGGTGATGGCACTGTTGACTACGATGAGAAGCAACCTGTCGGACAGCGGTTAGATAGATAATGCAGGTTAAGATTGATACCAATGCAAAGGCTGTTGCAAAGCGTATTGGCAAGAAAGGCAAAGCACTATCGGCTAGCGTTAAAAGGGCTTTGTCGATTACTGCTCAAGTCGGTATTAATATCATTGAGGCCAGAACCAGTAAAGGCGTTGGCTTTAAGGGTGGGAAGTTTAAGAAGTATACGCCCGTATATGCTGCATTTAGGGCTAGTAGAGGAAGAAGCACAAACCCAGACCTACAGTTTACAGGTCAGATGTTAAGCTCGATGACATCAAGGGCAAGCAGCACTAAAGCTGAGATATTCTTTACTAGAGCCACTGAATCTAAAAAGGCTGCAATGAACAATAAGACTAGACCGTTTTTTGGGTTTAGCGATAGAGAAGAAAAGCAACTTGGCGAAGTATTCTTCAAGGCATTGAAATGAGCGTTAGAGAGAACATTGCAAA